CAAACTCGTGCAAGGCAAGCACGCAGGGAACCTTGGAAGCCACCGTCCATGTTGGACGCACCACCCCCTCCAGAGGGTTACAAACATCGTTGGATACGGGCCGAAGTTATGGGTTTTGATGACCGTAAAAACGTAGCAGCACGATCTCGTGAGGGATGGGAACTGGTACGTGGTGATGAATATCCTGATTTCGATATTCCGACCATCGAGGATGGCAAACATTCTGGTGTTATAGGTGTAGGTGGTCTTTTACTTGCAAGAGTTCCGGTTGAGGTTGTCGATGAACGCAACGATTATTATCGCGGCATGACTCGCAATCAAATGGCGGCGGTTGATAACGACTTAGCTCGTGAACAACATCCCGCTATGCCTATCAATAAACCTGATAGGCAATCTCGTGTAACTTTTGGAGGTCCTCAAGGAGAGGACTAGGAGAGAATAGATGGCTAATTCTAATGGAAGCTTTGGCCTTCGTCCCTTGAGTAAACAGGGCGGAGCCTCTAATTCCACTGGTATGACCCAATACTCCGCGTATGAAATTGCAAACGGCAATACCAATAAGTTGTATCACGGCGAACCTGTGATACCTCTTTCCACTGGCTATATTGACGCTCCCGGAGCGGCTGCTGGTGGAACCGTTGGTTTGCTTGGCGTATTTCAGGGGTGTGAGTATGTGTCGAGTACCACTGGAAAAACTGTTTGGAGTAACTACTGGCCCGGTTCTGGGGCAGATTCCAATCACCCGGTAAAAGCATATGTCAACGATGATCCAATGCAGCTTTATGTAATTGCAACGGATGCTTCGTGGACAAGTAAAGCTACGGCTCGTGCCGCAGTTTTTGCTAATGCTAACTTCTCAACTGCTATCACAGGAACAGACTCCACTGGTGTTTCGTTAGGTCGCCTTGCGATCAGTACGATTGCTACCACGGCTGCTCTGCAAATGCGTATAGTAGGTTGGGTTGATGATCCAGAAAATGCTGATTTTTCAGCAGCTGGTATCGGGGCAATTGTACGGTTGAATAACCACTTCAATAGCAACAATGGTGCTATTGCGGCTGGTACTCCTTCAACCACTGGCGTATAGGAGGATTGAAAAATGGCTATTAGTAGAGCCCAACTAGCAAAAGAGCTAGAACCTGGCCTCAATGCCCTTTTCGGTCTTGAGTATGCCAGATACGACGACGAAGCATCAGAGATTTATGACACGGAATCTTCAGAGCGTGCCTTTGAAGAAGAAGTTATGCTCTCTGGTTTTGGTTCAGCCCCAGTGAAAGCTGAAGGTTCAGCCGTTTCGTTTGACGACGCCCAAGAAGCGTACACCGCAAGGTATACGCATGAGACTATCGCGCTTGCTTTCTCCATTACGGAAGAAGCAATTGAAGATAATCTCTATGACCGTCTAGCTTCGCGCTATACGAAAGCCTTGGCACGTAGCATGGCCAACACCAAACAGGTGAAGGGTGCTGCTACGTTGAATAATGCTTTTGATAGCACGTTCACTGGCGGTGACGGCAAAGAGCTTTGTGCAACGGATCACCCTCTTACGAATAATAATGATCTTCGTAACGAGCCAAGCACAGCAGCTGACCTGAACGAAACCAGCCTTGAAAATGCTCTTATCGACATTGCTGCCTTTGTTGATGAGCGTGGACTCAAGGTATCGGTTCGTGGCGAAAAGTTGATTGTACCACCTGCTCTGCAATTTGTTGCAGACAGACTACTTGAATCAACCCTTCGTCCGGGAAGTGCCGACAACGATGTTAACGCTACGCGGAACATGGGTATGCTTCCGCAGGGTTATGTCGTTAACCACTATCTTACGGACACGGATGCTTGGTTTATTAAAACCGATGCTCCTCGTGGTTTCGTTCATTTTGAGCGGATGGCGATGTCTACTAAGATGGAAGGTGACTTTGATACAGGCAATGTACGGTTCAAAGCCCGTGAGCGTTATAGCTACGGTTACTCTGATCCACGTTGTGTGTTCGGTTCACCTGGTGCGTAAAGCGTAAGGGGGGAGGGCAACCTCTCCCCACTCTTTTCTGGGATAAATAGCTCTAGCGACTGCCCCAGCAGACTCTTACAAGACGCTAGAACGAAACCTTTGTAAGGAGGAAAGCCAAATGGCTAATACAACCTTTAATGGTCCAGTTAGATCTGAAAATGGTTTTGAACAGATCTCAGTTGATTCTACAACTGGTGCCGTCACAACTAATCTTGATGTAGATACCAGCGGTAATATAACCACCACTGGTTACGTTTCTGCGTATGACAATGTCACTGATATAACAGCTGCTACCTACAGCGTTGAATCAACTCAATCCGGCGCAGTTTTTACTCTTAACCGTGCAGCGGGTATTGTTGTTACGCTACCAACAGCGGCAGCGGGTCTTCACTACACTTTTATTGTAGGAACCACTTTTACTGGAGCCGGAAAGATTAATACGGATAATGCCAGTGATCTTTTTTCTGGTTTTGCACAGATTTTTGATCCAGCAACGGCTGGAGACACCAACACTTTTATTCCTGATGCAAGTGACGATGACACCATTGATCTTGGTTCAGCGGCACAGGGCTGGTTGGTTGGCGGAATTATCCGTTTAAAGGCTACCACGGCTGCTGTATGGCATTGTGAAGCCTTCCTCCACGGTGATGGCACTTTAGCCACCCCGTTTGAATAAGTAATATTGGGGGGATTATTCCCCCCAACCTTTTAAAGGAGGGTTAAATGGCGGATGCTGTAACTGCTACCACAGTAGAAGATGGTCCTAAAAAGGCTGTTTTTTATTGTACAAACACCAGCGACGGAACTGGCGAATCTGCTGTTACAAAAGTAGATGTGTCGGCACTTTCGTCTTTGCAGGACGGAACAGCCTGTACTGGAGTTCGGATTCAAAAAATTGTGTTTACTAATGTTGGTATGGGGGTCAAAATCCTATGGAACGCTTCTACCAATGTTATTGCGGCTCAACTTCCCGCAGATTATTCTGATACTTTAGAATATTCTGATATTAGTGGTCTTCCGAATGTTGCGGCTTCTGGCGGCAAGACGGGTGACATAAAGTTTACAACCGTGGGACACAGCAGTGGAGATACTTATTCGATAGTTCTTCATTGCCTGAAGCAGTATTAATCATGGCTGATGATCTTGTAAGAAAGAACGAACTTGATCTTATTAAGATTCAAGGGGAAATAAGGCTTCTTTCTGAAAGGATTGACGTTATAAAAAACAACGACTTGCATCATGTGCAAAAATCTTTAGATTTTATAACTAAGATTTTATGGGGTGTAGGTATATTAGTAATAGGACAGGTGGCCGTCGCTATAAGATTGTCCATCTCTGGATAGGAATTAGACATGGCAACTTCTGGATCGGTTGACTTTAATCTTAACATGGCCGAAATAGCAGAGGAGGCCTTTGAGAGATGTGGACTTGAGCTTAGAACAGGGTATGATTCTAAGACAGCCCGTAGGTCTTTAAATCTTCTCTTTGCTGATTGGATAAATCGAGGCCTTAATTTATGGTCTGTAGACGAAGTTACACAAACCGTAGCAAATCTTTCATCAACTTCTGCTATTACTTCTTATCCCGTAGGCACCATAACAGCTACGGTAGGGGCATCCACCAATCTTAGTGTTGGAGAGACTATTACCGGGGGAACTAGTGGTGTAACGGCTTCTGTTATTACAAAGCCAAGCTCAACTACCATAACGGTAACAGTTCCATCTGGAGATTTTACAGCTGGGGAAACCATTACGGGTAGCTCAAGCAGCGCAAGCACGACAATATCTTCAAATCCTACTTTGTTTGATGTTCAAGCTTCTGGAGATATTCTTGAGGCGGTTTTACGTCGAGATAGCGAAGATGTGGCTATAACCAGAATTAGTCGGCAAGAGTACCTTAGTGTTCCTAAGAAAACCACACAAGGACGACCAACTCAGTTTTATGTTGACCGTCAAATAACGCCTACGATAACTATTTGGCCAGCCCCAGAAAACTCTACGGACCAATTAGTTTATTATAGGGTAAAGAAACTTCAAGACGCGGATGCTTCCGTAAACACTCCTGACATACCGTATAGGTTCTTACCTTGTATTGTTGCTGGATTGGCTTATCAAATTGCTTTGAAAAGATCTCCTGACCGAATACAGATTTTAAAAACAATATACGAAGAAGAGTTTTTTAGAGCCTCTTCAGAAGATATAGAGCACGGCGTTCCTTTGCGGCTGGTTCCAACATATCAATCCATGAGGGTGTAACATGCCGCGATATGCTTCTGGAAAATATGCTGTAGGAATATCAGACAGGTCTGGAAGATCTTACCCTCTTCACGAGATGGTACTAGAATGGAATGGTTTGCTTGTAGGAAGAGACGAGTTTGAAGCAAAACAGCCTCAACTAGATCCAAAGCATCATCGAGCCGACCCTCAAGCTTTAAGAATTAGCCGTCCCGCCAGAGTAGAACCAGAAGTTACGGTTCTTCTTCCTTTTAATGGGTTTAAGTCTGGAAGTTCCGGGACATCTGTTATTACAGTTAATGAGCCAGGGCATGGACGAAGCACTGGAGATACCGTTAGATTTAGAGATGTTGAAGCGTTTGATGGTTTTACAGCATCTGTTGTTGAAAATTCAAGCGGATATTCTATAACAAAAGTAACAGATAACACCTTTACTTTTACCGTTAGCGGTGAAACCGCGACCACAGGAGGTGTTAAGGGAGGTGGGGGTTTTGCCTCTGCTGGTCCTGTAACAGTGAGTGCATAACATGGCTTTTACCTTTACAACATTAAAAGAAGCTATTCAGGATTATACGGACAATGCTGAAAGTACGTTTGTAAGTCAGTTAACTAGGTTTATTTTAAACGCTGAAGAACGCATTCTTAAAGAATGTCAGCTAGAGGATTTTCGTAAGAATGTTACGGGCTCTGCTACGCAATCATCTAAATTTCTCACAAAACCTACGGATTTCTTAGCCCCTTTCTCGTTAAGTGCTCTTAATAGTTCCGCTAACGAATTTCTTGAATACAAGCACATAACTTTTTTACAAGACTACACACCAAATCCCGCTACGACAGGAACACCTATTTATTACGCTAGTTGGGATGAAGACAGTTTTGTTTTGGCACCAACTCCAGACGCTAATTATACGATGGAGCTTCATTACTTTTATCGTCCTCAATCAATAACAGCTTCCAGTGATGGAACAAGTTATTTAGGGACCAATGCGGAGTTGTGTCTTTTATACGGCAGTCTTGTAGAGGCTTATACTTTTATGAAAGGTGAACCTGATTTATTGCAGCTTTACAACGCACGATATATGGAATCGTTGCAGTGGCTTAAAAACCTTGGTGAAGCTGAACAAACCCACGATCAATATAGATATGACAGTATAAGAAAGCCGCCTCAATGATAAGTGAAGATTTACACGTCGCTATTGTAGGTCTTGGGAGCACCCAAGGAGCTTTTACTTCGTCTGTTGCAAACGGAAAGTATTTTGACGAGGTGTGGGCCATTAATTCTATGATGGTTCCAATAAAACATGACCGTGTCTTTATGATGGACCCAGCTTCACGTTTTCTTGACACAGAAAATGCCGGACCGCAGACAGAGGCTATGCGAAAAGCTTTGGGCAAACACGAAGGTCCTATATATACGTGTACTTTGGATGACCGTGTACCTGGTGCGGTGAAATACCCCCTTGAAGAGGTCGTTAAAGATACGGGATTGTGTTACTTTAATAACACAGTTCCTTACGCTATAGCTTTTGCTATTTACCACAAAGTTACCCATCTTTATCTTTACGGAATAGATTATTCGTATAAATCTAACATTGTTATGGCAGAAGCTGGACGAGCCTGTACGGAGTTTTGGATTTCAGCGGCTGTTGCTCGTGGAATGCAAATAGAAGTTGCACAAGACTCAACTCTTTTAGATACAAATGTTCCAGAGGAGGAAAAGCTTTACGGTTATCATAGATTAGATGACCCGCTCGTCATGTCTGTTAAAGATGGTGCCTTAACAGTAACTAAAAAGTCAGAAACGACGCCACCAGAGCCTGTTGATAAGCCTGTTTTGTATGGTAGGCATGACAAAGTGGTTTCTTTAAAGGAAGCAGTAAATGTTTGATATAGATGTTTCTCTTTCTGTAGGCGAAGTCGATGTAATAACAACGGATAATAGAGGTCTTTCTGTTGAAGAAGCCGCTCAAAGGGCGGTAGATAAGATCCTTTATGTGGCTAAAGACGCTCCAGAGCCTGTTCGAGAACAAGCAATGGCTTTTAAAAACACTGTTCGTGGAGTTATAGTGTATTATATGCAACATGCTGTGGATCAGGATAGGGCAACCATAGCGGCTAAACTAAGGGAAGCTGGTTACTTTGAACTGGCGAAGAATTTAAGGAGTTTGTGATATGGCAATTACAACGGCGATGTGTACATCATTTAAAGGCGAATTATTGTCTGCCACCCATGATTTTGACGCTTCTGGGGGGAATAGCTTTAAACTGGCTTTATACGCTATTGGTGGAGGAGGAAAATCTTCTACTACAGCTACATTAGGGGCATCTACAACAGCCTATACTACTACGGGGGAAGTTGCCAACAGTGGTAGTTATTCCGCTGGAGGAGGAGCATTAACCAACGTAAACCCTTCTACTTCAGGAACTACTGGATTTACGGACTTTGCTGATATTAGTTTTACGACAGCGACAATCACAGCACGAGGAGCTTTGATCTATAACGACACGAATAGTGATAAAGCTGTCTGTGCGCTTGATTTTGGTGGAAACAAGACCAGTACGGCAGGTACGTTTACGGTAGCTTTTCCTGCTGCCGCTGCAAGTACGGCGATTATTAGGATTGCGTAGAGGGTAATGCTTTGGCAAACATCAATGGCTGGGGAAGAGGTACTTGGAGCGAGGGTGCGTGGAACTCTCCTCTTGCCGTCGATGTTACAGGCGTTGCGGGTACAGGTGCCGTTGGCACGGTCACCATTACGGCTGGCGCAAGCGTCACGCCTACGGGCGTTGCCGGAACGGGTGCCGTTGGCACGGTCACAGTTACAGGCACAAGCACAGTTACCGTTACGGGTGTCGCTGGTACGGGCGCAGTTGGCACAGTTGTTCCAGCAGCAGGTGCTGGAGTTACCGTTACGGGTGTCGCTGGTACGGGAGGTGTTGGCACCGTTACCATTACGGGTAGCGCAAGCGTTACGCCTACGGGCGTTGCCGGAACGGGTGCCGTTGGCACGGTGGTTGTTACTCCCAGTATCACAGCAAACGTCACGGGTGTTGCGGGTACAGGAAGTATTGGAACAGTTACGCCTACGGCTGGCGCAAGTGTCACCCCTACGGGCGTTGCTGGCACGGGTGCGCTTGGTTCTGTTACGCCCACGTCTGACGCAAGTGTCACCCCTACGGGCGTTGCAGGTACAGGAGAAATTGGCACCGTTACCATTACGGGTAGCGCAAGTGTTACCCCAACAGGCGTTGTTGGCACGGGCGGTACGGGAGAATCAAACGTCTGGAGTCTTATTGACGAGTCACAGACACCTAACTGGTCTGCGGTTGACGATTCACAAACACCTAGCTGGTCTGAGGTTGATGACTCTCAAGCCCCGGATTGGACAGATATAGCGGCATAGGAAAAGATCATGGCTTCTACATATACAACAGGTTTTAGTTTAGAAAAAATAGGCTCTGGAGAACAGGCGGGTACTTGGGGTACGACCTCAAATCACAATTGGGATATCGTAGATAGGTTGGCTTCGTATAAAGCGGTGGCTTTAAGTGATGCTTCTACAGCCACGTTGACTGTTCGAGAAGCTTCTCCAGGTTCTGGAACTGCTAACACACAAGACGGCATGTATCGTGCGATTAAGTTTACGGGATCATTAAGTCAAGATTGCACAATAACAATAGCTCCAAACACAGCCCCTGCTTGGTTTATCATTGAAAATGCCGCTGGAGACGACATTATTCTTTCTCAAGGTTCAGGAGCCAATGTCACTATTCCAAACGGACATAACGCCGCCGTGTATTGTGACGGTGCAGGAAGTGGTGCGGCAGTAGTAAACGCTTTGGCCGATGCTGTTTTTACCTCGCTAATGACGCAAACGGCTGGCACAAGCAACTTTGTTGCAGGAGAACACGCTGGAGACTCAATTGCGTCAGGCGGTAACTACAACGTAGCAGTTGGCGATGAAGCTGGTACGGCTCTAACCACAGGCGATCAAAATACTTTAATTGGATATGGGGCTGGTGATGGATTTGATACAGAATCCTATAATGTTGCCGTAGGTTATAATGCTTTAGGGGGAAGTTCCTATGCAGCAGAATATAATACAGCTATAGGTACTAATGCAGGTGGGGCAATTACTACAGGAGGCGTAAATGTTTTCGTAGGTTCTAATTGTGGTGATGCAACTACCACAGGTGTTGGTAATGCCGTTGTTGGACAGGAAGCTCTTGGTACTAATACAAGTGGAGGCTACAACGCAGCACTAGGTTATAACGCATTAAAACTTAATGAGACAGCATCTAACAATACCGCTGTAGGTTATAATGCTCTAACTGCGAATACAACTGGAGCAAACAATGTGGGCATTGGCTCTGGTGCAGGTGATGCTATTACAACTGGCTCTGGTAATGTTGCAATAGGTGACACTGCTCTGGGAGCGCAAACAACAGCATCTAATAACATAGCCATTGGTTATAATGCTGGACAAGTCAATACTACATGTAATGGCTTTGTAGCTATAGGTTATCGTTCTGGCGCTTCAATGTCATCTGGTTCTACTTTAAATACTTTTGTCGGTTATGAATCTGGTGATGCAACTACTACAGGTGCTCAAAATACTTTTATAGGTGGTCATGCTGGTGGTGCCAATCAAACTGGTTCTTATAATACATTTATAGGTACTAATGCTGGTGCTGCAACAACAGGCAGTGATTCAACGGCTGTTGGTCGTAATGCAATGACAGCAAATACCACAGGTATCAATGTTGCGATGGGTATCTATGCACTTGATGCTAACACTACTGGTACATCAAACACCGCTCTAGGCATAAACGCTCTTGGTACAAACGTAGCTGGCGACCAATCAACTGCTGTTGGACATGAAGCACTTGCTACCCAAAATCCTTCTGGCAATGTAGATATGAATAATACTGCTGTTGGATATAGAGCAGGATATGTTTTATCAACAGGAACCAATAACAATTTATTTGGTGTTGGTGCTGGTGATGCTATGACAACAGGCGCACAAAACGTAGCAATAGGAAATAATGCGTTAGGGGCTATAACAACGACTAGTGGCAATATTGCGATTGGCTATAATGCTGTTGATGCTGGGACAGATGAGGTTCAAAACTGTGTCGGTATTGGAACTGCTGCCCTTGGTGCATTGACAGCAAGTGGTGGCACTACAGGTACAATGCCAAGTATTGCGATTGGTTATAATTCTTTGGCTGGTGCTGTTTCAGGCACTAACAACATTGCAATCGGCGCTTGGGCTTTGGATGCTATTGTTACATCAACTAATAACATTGCAATTGGAAATAACGCCTTAACAACATTAACGTCTGGGGCAAACAACATTGCAATTGGCGTCAATTCTGGTGATGCTATCACAAGTTCTCCCGGTAATACTCTTGTAGGAAATAACGCTGGTTCAGCAATCAGTACAGGTAGTGGAGAAAATGTTGTTATAGGTAACAACGCTGGTGCCGCAATGACTACAGGAGCGCAGAATATAATAATAGGAGACAATGCTGTTGCTGGGGCTGCATTAACAGGAAGTGTTAATACAGTTGTAGGTGATAATGCTGGCTATGCAATGACAGGAGCCAGCAATGGAAACACTCTGATTGGTGCTGCTACTGGCGATGCAATAACTACAGGCGATAATAATACGGCTGTGGGAGCTTATGCTTTAACATCTGAAGATGAATCATCAGCTATAACTGCTATAGGATATAACTGTGGTAATGCTCATAATGGTGGAAGTGCTAATACTATGGTGGGAGCTTATTGTGCTGATGCTCTAACAACAGGAACTGCTAACACTTATGTAGGAGATTCTTGTGCAGGAATAGCAACTACTGGTTCTGGAAATACAGGTTTGGGTCATCATGCTTTATCAACGCTAACTACTGGAGCTAATAATGTAGGTATAGGATATGAAGCAGGATATGGTACAGGAGGAACA